CACCCCGTCCTCGACACCCCAGGCGCTGATCATCAGAGCATCAGACCAGCTGCCTGCAGCTTGGCCAGCAGGGCGTTGAAGTCGTTCACGCCTTCCCTGGTGTTCACGGCCTCGCTGTCGTTCTGGTGCTCAGCGGGCTGCATGACGGCACCCTCAGCACCTGGGTCGAGCCTGTTGAGCACATCGATGATCTCGTTGATCTTGATCTTGAGCCGCAGATCTCCGTGGAACTCGTTGACCCGCTCGATGTCAGCCATGTCAGCGCTTGCGCTTCAGGGCACCCAGTGCGCGTGCACCGTGGAACTTCACGTTCTCCTTGGCCAGCCAGGGCAGGCCCTTGTCGGTCTTGGCGTCGAGGTGCTTGATCGCCGCCTTGCCGTAGTGCTTCGCGTTCTCCTTGGCCAGGTAGCTGAAGCCCTTGGTACCGAAGGCCTTGCTCACCTCGCCGTGGTCGATGCCCCATGCACTCTCCATCACTTCTTTCCCTTCGGCTTGGGCTTGCTTGCGGTGGCCTTGGCCTTCTGCTCAGCGCTCTTCTGCTTGAGCTTCTCCAGTGCGATCTGACGCTGGTGGGCACGCTGGGCCAGCTGATCCTGGCGGGTAGCGCCCTTGGACTTCAGGCCTTCCATCTCCTTGGTCCGCTTGTGGTCGGCCTGGGCACGCTGCTCCTCGATAGCCGCGATGCCGCCCTTCTCTCCCACCGGGTCACCCTTGGCAGCCAGTTGCTGCTGGGTGGTCATCTCCAGCTCCTTCTGCTTGGCCCCCACCACATCCGGGTCTTGGTCCGCGATGGCCTGACCCTTGTACTGAGAGATCTGCTCCTGAGCAGCCATCTCTGGGGAGGGCTGGGCTGCAGCCATCTGGGCCTGCTCGGGCGTGTAGCCCTGACCGATCATCTGGGCCTTCTGCTGCATGCCCAGGAACTGCATCTGCTGGTCGGCAGCGGTCATCACGTTGTGCTGCAGCGCCATCTGGCGGCGCATCTCCAGCACCTCGTCAGGCAGCTCAGGCAGGTGAGCCGTCTCGCGCAGGAACTTCTCCAGCTCGGGGTCGGGGAACCACTCCATGCCCAGGCCACCCATGGCGGTCATGAAGCCAGCCAGCTGGGTCAGGTCAGGGGGATCGACGTTGTTCGGGACGATCTTGGGCAGCTCATCCATCTTCCAGGCGTTCAGCTCGAACAGCCGGGGGATGGCATGACGGTTGAACACGTCCGCGATGGACTGGGCGATGGAGTTCAGCGCCGCACGGAAGATGCCGGTCTTGTCCACGTGCAGGGCGTAGGAGCCCGTGCCCTCGTGGCCCACCATGATGAAGTCGGCCAGCACAGTCATCAGGATGCGCTGCTCGTAGCGCTGGATGATCCCTGAGGTGTCGAACTGACGTGACCCACCAGCGCTCATCAGCTCGAACTCGAACAGCGGCTGCTTGGTCTCCTTGTCGTACATGGACGGCAGCACGATGCCCTCGTGCTCGTCCCTACGGACGTTGGACACCAGCTTCTTGAAGGAGGCGAAGGTCTTGGCCTTGTCGCTGCCCGGAGCCTTCACAGAGGCTTCCATGTACTCCACGGGCACCTTGGCCACAGGCATGCCTGCCAGGTCACGCTCCACGCCGATGGCCTCGAACTCCTCCAGGCGCTTCTTGAAGAACCAGGGCCGGTAGCTGTTGCGCAGCATCGACTGGCCCTCGGGGTTGTTCTTCACCGTGGAGAACCGGAACAGCAGCGACTTCTCGATGGGGATCAGCACGCTCTGGTACATGGGCGGTGCGAGCTGCACCATGCCCTTGATCCCGCCGTCCTGGTCGAAGATCCAGCGCTGCCAGGTCTCCTGGGCCCGGATGGGGATCTTGCGCCAGCCGATCAGGCCATCGTCGTACTTGGACTTCTTCCTGGGGTCTTTCTCCCAGGGACCGATGCGCTTCTTGTAGACGATCTCGTGCCAGCTCCACCCGTAGACCAGGTCGGTGAGGATGTCGGAGATCATGTCGTCCCACGTGTGCGACATGTCGTCCATGCAGGACTCCAGGAAGTCGGAGGCCTTCGTACTGTCCGGGGTGTTGTCCGGTGCCTCCACCCGCCACGTCACAGCCCGCAGGAGCTGGTTGATGGTGAACAGCAGCGATCCCACCGTGGGGTCGTTGTTGGACATCTCCCGGTAGATCTGGATGGCCTTGCGGCCACGTAGCGCGGGCAGGAACTCCTCGTCCACCACACCAGCGGAGTGCTTGAGCCCAGAGGCACCCATCTCGGTCAGTGGAGAGGTGCGCTTGGCGGTCACCATGTCGGGCACGACGACCTCGTCGTACAGCGTCAGGTCGTTAGGCATCGAGGGCATGGATGCTCCTTCCTGCCCTCATCATCCCGGTCAGGTCACTCCAGACACAGCAACGCCCCTCCCAGGGGGCCAGAAGGGGCGAAGCTAGAGGCGATGCCTCCGCGAGCAGAGGATCAGTCTGCTCTCACAGACTAGCCGTTCTTGGCAGCACGAAGCTCCTGCACGGAGTTGCGGATCTCGTTGATGGCCTTCTCCACACGGTCCACGACCGAAGAAGCCTGCTGCACAGCGTCAGAGGAGCGGAGCTCGTCCAGGGCGGTCTGGAGTTCGTCCACCTTGGCGTTGATCTTCGTGACGGCGTTGTCGACGGCGGTCTGGAGCTTGCTCTCGGTCATGGCTATCTCCTTGGAGGATGAAGTGAGTTCTCCACCATGGCAGCACAACGCCCCTCCTGCATCTCACCGGAGGGGCGTTGCTACTGCGGAGCCTGTCTGCCTGTGCGTACAAGCAGTCTACGCATCAAGCTCTCTAACCTCGACCGTGGCGTTCACCCGCAGCACGGGGATGTCCAGGGCGTCATAGGTCTCGAAGGTGGAGATGGTCATCCCCGGCCACAGCACGGTGTCGTAGTTGCCCGTGGGGAACTGATCCTTGATCTCCATGAACAGCCTGTGCAGCAGCAGGTGCAGGGCGTTGGCCCAGCCCTCGTAGCTCCAGTTGCCCAACTCAGGGTCGGGATCGAGCACCAGGTCGATAGAGCGGGACACGATCATGCCTTACTCCTCACATAGAGCACGGACATGTCCTCGCCCTCCCCCTCGGTCACCACCTCGGTGGCTACGTCGAATCCCATCCGGGCTAGCTGACGCTGTGCGCTCTTGCCTTCGTGCACCGCGAGCTTGAACTTGACCCAGTGTCCAGGATGCGCAGTCAGTCCTGCTAGCACGTCCGAGATGTCGTAGGAGGGCTTGCGGCCACGCCTGCGGGGCTTGAAGCCTTCGGGCATGACCTCGACATCCATTTCGGCTCCAATGAGAGGGGTAGTCATCCCATAAACCTAGCATGTGCGCTCTATAGGCAGGCCAAAGTGACACTTCTGCATGGGCGGGTAAGCAGCTAGCCCTCACAGGCGTGATCAGCAGCCCTCTGCCACAGCACAGCCAGGGTGAGCGGGTACTTCTCCGGCTCGATGTACAGCAACATCAGGCATCTGGGGCACTGCAGCATGATTTCTTGGCTGCCATCGAGCACGGTCACCAGAAACTCGTCCATCAACATGGGCATCCCTTGTGAGAAATTGACAGAGCTACTACGCTCGCTGCGAGCACTCGTTCACGTAGCGAGTTACCAGTACACAGGAGCCTTGTCAGGGCGTTCAGCGCAGAACTGACAGGCAGGGTCACTGCAGGTGGGCTCCAGCCACTCACGGCAGATCGTGCAGTACTGGGCATCCCAGAACTCGTCGTAGTTCGAGATCCTGTGCTCACAGGTAGCCATCACGGCCACTGCCCCACTCAGAGTCCTTCAGGTGCACCTTGGGCATCTGCTCGTTGCTGCCCGCTGGCCCTAGGGATGCAGGTGGAGTGCGTCCTGGTGTCATCCACTCCAGGAAGTCAGGCCTGTCCTTGCCCGCCTTGTCCTCCAGGGTGATCCACTCACTGATCACATGGGGTTCGATCACCCCAGCGGTGTTCCTCAGGTCATCGGCATAGGCCAGGTTCAGGGAGTTGACCTGCACGTATTCGACCCAGATGCCCCCGTCATCCTCACTGGAGAAGGTGAACCCCCGCATGCGTGTGGGGTCAGCACCATGGGCCTGCAGGTAGGCCCACATCTTGGCCTTGATCAGCTCAGGCAGGTCCTGGAACTCATTGGCCCAGATGCTCCAGATCATCTCTGTACCTCTCCAAGCGCTGTTCCCTGCGCATCTCGCACCACCACTGCACTACGGCATCAGCCAGCAGGACGAACACGGTGGAGAAGATGCAGATGAAGATGAAGATCAGTAGGACGTTCTCCCCCCGCACCTACGCCCCCTACGTTGCGTCTTGGACTCCATCGCTGACCGGCATCTGCTCTGGTACCCCGTACATCGTGATGTCGCTGATCTCTGCGCCCT